AGCCCATCAGGCACGGTGACCACCTCCGACAGCCGCAGTTGCGTCAACACCTGCTTGCCGTCTTGCTGCTCAGTACGCCAGCCAAGGATTTGCCGTGGCGTGTAAGTCACCCAATAGGGTCTACCCCCAGTAGACGGTGCATCCACCAAGACACCAACGTGCCCATAGCGGACCATTTTGCGCGTGGTTTCGTAGGTCCAGACATTGAGGTCATTACCTTGCAGGTCAACATCAAACAGTTGCTCGCGGATCACATCCGCAGTGTCATCCAAACGGACCGGCTTGCGGGTAAGCATGCCTGCCAGCATCCGCTCAAGGCGGACATAGTACGGCGGCACCACGCTGCGTGCTAGGCGGTTGTCGTAGGACTCGTCTAGTTCACGTGGTTCCTGAGGCAGATACCGGCGATGCTTCTTACGCATCCCATAGGTGCCTTGCAGCAGGTCCTCAATCAGGATCCAATGCGCTTCTTGCGCAAACCATGCCGTATTAGGGTCTTGGACTTTGGTGACAGTCCGCTGCGCTAGTGGCCGGTCGTAATGGTTGTAGCCGGTGTACATGGCTAAAAAGATGGGCTGCGCATGAATCAGAGGCGCAGCCTCTATCTCCTGTAGTCTACGGCTTCAAGTTCTGATGGCAGGCGGGATGGTTGCCATGGGCTTGCACTGCAGCATCACGGCCAGCATCAAGACCAGCGGCATAAACCATAAACAGCAGCACAAGAGCGGCAATACGATTGATGACCATGGGGTGGAATGACTGTGGACTCCCAAAGGGTGCCACCGTTTGCCGCCGTGGTCAATAGAGCCGCACGCCAGTTCCGCGACCGGCGCCAGCATGTAGCGGGTTGAACTCCCGCCAGACCAGATAGCCCAGCGCATCGTTCATGTGGTCAAAGCCTGCATCTTTGTCGGGGTCGCCCTTGTCGGTGTAGCTTTGCAACTCAAGGCATTCGGTCAGCCTTGAGCAATGCGCCGCAACCTGCAGCCGGACTTGACCTTTGCCGTTCTCCAATAGCGCCTGCACTGCTGCGATGCGGTCACGCACTGGTGGGTTAGCCCGTGGCGACTGGTTGGACATGCCGTAGGACTCCAGAATGGCAATATCGGTCTGGGTTGCATTGGTGCTGCGGTTACCACCGCTGGCATCTGGGTAGGCGTACATCCGCCGGTCTGGGTAGCGCCTGACCACCTCCTGCGCTAGGGCATCGGTATCGTGGGCGCCGCTGATCTCATCAATAACCAGCAGGCTGCTGCCAAGCCTGACGGCAATCACCGCCGACATATTGCCAATGTTGAAGTCAACGCCAACGCGTAGCGGCTCGCGGTCGATGTCCGGCAGCTCGGTGGTGACATGCTTGCTGCGGTCAAAGCGGTCATACACCTGCCCAGTTGTCAGGTTGACAAACTCGCCGTCCAGGTACGCACGCAGCAGGCTTGGGTCATAGTTGGCCTCCAGCCGCTCGATGAAGTCCGGCGGCAGGTGTGGGTTATCAGCAGTGCGCATCTTGATTAGATGCCGGTCTGGCCGTGCCTTGGCTTCATCGCTGCCAAAGGTGTTCCACATCCAGCGGAAACCCTCGGGCGTGCTAGCAGCGCCAAACTGCCGGACGTTACCAGCGCGCAATCGACCGAGAATCTTGGGAAATGCCTTGTTGGCGATCGTAGGCGTCACGGTGTCAATCTCATCCGCCAACACCCATGCCAAGTTGAGACCGATGATGCGCGACCAGTTCTCAAAGCTGCGGCACAGGATCTTGGTGTCACCACCCGGCAGGTGCAGCATGTACTCCGGCAATGGTGATGCCCGGAAGGTGTAGGGAATCTCGTATGCCTCTAGGAAGCTCTCAAAATCGTTCTGCCAAATATCCCGAATCAAAGCCAGGGTTGGCTCCATCACTGCGCCAATAAAGCCCTGATTAGCAGCAGCGAGCATCACAGCCTTAGCGCAGAGCGCCCGTGTCTTGCCAGCGCCATAGCCAGCACTGATGCCGATGATCTCGGTGGCAGTGTCATCCACAAAAGCAAGCTGCCCTGGGTGCAGGTCAGCGCGGATGGTGGCTAACCGCTCTGCAAGATCCAGCTCGGTGGATTCATTTAGCTGCAATGCCGAACGCGTTAGCAGATCAGCTTCGATGCAACTCACTTGCCGACAAGGCCAAGCATTTCAGCTTGCAGCCTAACTGCACCAATCACTGAACCTAGTTGGTTAGTCCGCATACCACGCTCAATTGTCATCTCAAGCGTTTGCAATCGTTTGGCTTTCATTTCAGCCAACGTTGACTTGTCCCAAGTCTGGTACAGCAGTTGTTTAGCGCAGTCGTACCACTTATCAGCAGTAGGGCGACACACCCCCCATTTTTCAATAATGAGCTTGGGGATAGAGATCTGGTTATTGCCAGCAGCAATGATCTCGGCCAGATCGGACCAAATGCACAACAGCTCTTCGTGAGTGTAGTGGGTTTTATCTTTGGTCTTAGATTTGGCCATACATAAATGCTAGCTTCTAATTTGCACAGGCATTACCAGATACGTTACACCATCTACGCCATCAGGTGTCAGCACCACGGGTGTGGTTGCCGTATTAGCTGACAGCATGACCTGCTCGTGACCGCGCATGGCCTTGAGACCGTCTAGCAGGTAATGGACATTGAACGCCCAAGTGCCGGTGCCGGTGCCTTCTGCGGCTAGCAGTTCTTTGCCATTGTTGGCGTCCGCTTCTGCTGTGATGGACAGACCACCGGATGCAGCAGTGAGTTTGACAACTGAGTTATGCGCTTCTGCGATGAGTGCGACGCGTTCTAGCGCACGTGTGAAGCGATGCCGGTCGATGGTGATGGTGTGCTTGAAGCTAGGCGGGATGAGCGCTGCCACGTCGGGGTATTTGCCATCCAGAATGCGGCTGTAGATGGTAATGCCATCACCGGCGTCGATGACGCAATGGCCACCAGCGTGAGCGATGCCGATGCTGCGGTCCTGAAGTAAGCGCATGGTACTGGCTGGCAGTACCAAGTCAAGGCCATCGGGCAGGTCAACAGCAACACGCATGAGCCTGTGACCGTCGGTTGCTTCCATGTAACCGGCTGCCATGTGGACGCCGCTAAGCATGGCTTTGCTGGCATCAGTGCTGCAGCACGGCAGGCAAGCGCGTACACCGGCTGACAGCATCAGCTCAGTGCCAGCAGTGTCTACCGCAGGCATGGCGGGATAATCCTCCGCAGCCATCGCTGCAAGCTCGTAGGACGCCCCACAAGCCGTCAGGGCGCCATCTTCAAGGGTGATGACCTCGCCATCCTCAAAGCGGCTTACAAGGCCTGCTAGCAGCCTGTGCGGCAATGCAACGGTGCCGGGCACCTCTACGGCTGCGGCGATGGTGACGCTAATGCCAAGGTCAAGGTTGAAGCCGGTAACGGTCAGGCCGCCATCAGCAGCAGTAATCAAGGCAGTGCTGAGGATGGGGTGACTGTTGCCGGTGCTGATGGCAGGCGCCACGGTGCGTAACGCATGGGCGAGGTCGCCTTGGGTGGTAATGAGTTTCACAGCGATGCTGCTTGGGTGAGGTAAGTGATGATGCGGTCGTAATCAGCTTGAAAGCTGGCGACCAGTTCAGCGGGGATAGCCACGCCGTCGTCCTTGGCATTATCCATGACTGCGGCGGCATACGCAACTGCATGGTCCATGGTGTCGCTCAGTCGATTGATGACTGGCGACTGCTTGGCTGAGATTTTGACGCGATCCATGTGATGACGTAAGCGGTGAGCTGTTCGACCATCCGTCGTGGCATATCACCACGCAGGTAAGCGGTCGCGTCGGACACTAACCGGTGATAACCAGCAGTTGTAAGTCCATGTTGACAATTTGAAACAAGCGCCCGGCTGCGGATAAGTTCTGACCGTGCCATGCCAGCGGCTGCTGCTTGCTGGTCAAGTAGCTCCAGGTCGGGCTCCTCAAAGCGGACTTTCACTTCACGCATCAACCAAGCTCCAAAGGGTGCAATTTAGCCCATGCCCCACCTTAAACGCAGGTAGGGCAGAGGTAGGGCAAGTAAAAAGCCAGTGCCTGACTGGCATCTCCCTACCTACCCTACCTTCCCTACCTAGAGTAATAAATAAAGAAAGAGAGGGGAAGGAAAGGGAACGTAGGGGATTCTTGGCAAGAGGTAGGGCAGGGGCAGGTAGGGCAGGAAGCCTCACATCGACTGTGGCGCAAAGGTTCTCAGCAAAACAGAGGTAGGGCAGCAGCCTCACCTAGGTAGGGCAGCTCTTGCGGTACTGGTACGACCTGCTCCCACCTGTGCTGACGCGGTACCGCTTGTAACCGAGCCGCTTGAGCACGTCGGCTACCTGCATCTGGTCCTGTCTGCTTTGGCGCTCAACCGGCTTCTTGATGGCATCTGTTAGTAACTTTTCAGTGGTGATGTCATCCATTGGATGCTTTTTCAACCATGACTCAATTTCAGCCTGCCAAGGATTATCAACGACATACGATTCGTTCTCGCTTGCCAGCAGGCGCTCCATCTCAGCGGGCAGCCGACTGGTCTCACCTTTGCGGTATTCAGCAACAGCGGCGGACCATATTGCGTCGCGCTCCAGCAACAGCGATGCGGTATCAATTTGGTCGTGTTGAGTCTTTGTTGTTGGGATAACCCAGAAGCGACGGTTACCTGTTTCATCCACCAAAAAGCCAGTTGTTCGGTTAGTGGTGCCGACAATAATGCCACGCCTTGGAAATGCTTCAGTTGACTTACCGTATGGCACGCGGAACATATCAACCGCCTGCGATAAAAAGGCTTTGACTTGACCTGCGTGCTTGCGATTGGTGACGTGGTCAAGTTCTGCCCACTCCATAATCCATGAGCGGTGTAAGACCATTAGGTCATCTTTGCTGCTGATGTCACCTAACGCATCTGAGAAAAACTCACCGGCTAAGCAATTCCAGAACGATGATTTGTAAGCGCCTTGGTCACCCATGATGACGCAAGCGGTGTCATGCTTGCAGCCAGGGTCATAAGCACGAGCAACTGCGCCGATGAGTGTGCGTTTAAGCATCTCGTCATAGATGGTGCCGGGTGTATCACCAACGCGCAGGTAGGCAGACGCGAGTGATTCGATGTAGGCAGGCTCTACGGTTGCTGCTACACGGTCGAGGTATTCCACTACTGGGTCGTAGGGCGACTCGTGGGCTACTTGAACGATGCAGTCCAGCGCTATCTCTTTGGATACCTTGTAACCCATCTGCGCAAGGGTGAGGTAAAACCGCTCGGCACCTTCGATAGCAGTGCCGTCTACTTCAATGCGTTGGGTGAAGGTGTTGTAGCGGTAGACGCTGCCGCCTTGCCTCAGGCAGGCCAACAGTTCTGCAGCATTCATCGGCTGCAACTGCGCCAGTGGTGCGCTAGCAGCAGGTTCGGATCGCGGTGGACCGGTCTTGGTGGTAGGTCTTGGCGCTATGGGTTCACGACTACGCCAACCGTCTTTCTTAGCTAGCTGACCGAGGGTGCCGAGGGTGATGCCACCATCAGGCTTAAAGCCACGCCATTTGTGTTCGCAGTCGCCGGGCTTGAACTTGGATGACTGCGCTGACCATGTAATCCAGTCTTGCAAGAGGCTGTCATCTGCAAGGCTGTGGAGCGCCATGCCTACCTCTAGCCATTCGTCGTAGTCATCAGCACGAGCGGGCGACAATGCTTCGAGGTATGACCGTGCGCGAGTGGCATCGGCATCACCGGCAACTAGCGGCAGCGACGGCGTTGCCTGCACCGTCTGCCGCAACATGCGGGCTATCAAGTCTGCTGGCGCCTCGGCAATGGGCAGGTCTGACGGCGACCGGCTGGGCAACCATGAGTAACCAGCCGTGAGTGGGTGTGCGCCAGCGATAACGGACTGGCAACCATCCCAGCGGAGTTCAACCTGCTCGGGCTTGCCTTCGGTGTCGGTGACGCCTGTCTTGAAGCGCCGGGTGCGTATTTCAGACCAGTACTGCTTGGGGACTTGATAGATGACCTGAAACCGCCCATCGCGGCCTGATGTAACGGTCCAGCTATGCGGCAGGGAGGATACGGGCATACCCCATGACTCCAGCATCTGCGATGCGGACTTGCCGTCGTGGTCCAAGAACAGCAAGCCACCGGATGGTGTACCGCAGCAGACACCAATGGCTTTGGCACGTCCGGCTTTTAGTTCTTTGCCGAGTTCAGCGCGTGTGATGTGGTTCTTCTGCCAGCCATCCATGTATGGCCGCTTCTGGCCGTCCACTGCGACATAAGACCAGTGCCTCGGCAGCGCAGCTAGCTGCTGCAGTAGCTCACTGGTCATTGCTTTGCTGGCAGGATGCCGTCAAGCTGCAAGCGCAGGGCTTGCTCCAGCAGGAGCCTGATGGCTGTCGCACGATTCATGCGGTCACCACGCCAATAGTCAAGGCGCTGCAGCAGGTCTGGGCTTAGGCGTATATGGGTCGGCTGGCTAAGGCGCACGGATTCTGGCTGAGGGCTTGCGCAGTGTAGCAGCGGGTGCTACGGTTGCAAGGCCTGACACGGCCTATGACCTACCAAGACTTCCTAGACCAGAAAACCCACGAAGGCGCCGCCCATGGCTTTGAGCCGGTTTGGATGCCGCCCCAGTTGTTTGACTTCCAACAATCGCTGGTCACATGGGCGATTCAAAAAGGTCGCGCCGCCATTTTTGCGGATTGCGGCTTGGGTAAGACCGCCATGCAGCTCACCTGGGCTGAAAATGTGGCGCGGCACGCCGACAAGCCGGTGCTGATCCTGACGCCACTGGCGGTTGCAGCTCAGACCATCCGCGAGGGTGAAAAGTTTGGCATTGAATGTCATCGCAGCAGTGATGGCAACGTGCCGGGTCGGATTGTTATCACCAATTATGAACGACTAGAGCATTTCAAGCCATCTGACTTTGCTGGCGTGGTGTGCGATGAGTCGAGCATCCTAAAATCATTTGATGGTGCTCGGCGCAATGAAATCACCGACTTTATGCGCAAGGTGCCCTACCGACTATTGGCCACCGCCACTGCCGCGCCTAATGACTTTATCGAGCTTGGCACCAGCTCCGAAGCGCTTGGATACATGGGCCATATGGACATGTTGGCACGGTTTTTCAAGAATGACCAAAACAACTTGACCAGTCGCCGCATGTATGGCGAGGCTCCTAAGTGGCGATTCAAGGGCCACGCGGAGATCCCGTTTTGGCAATGGGTGACTAGTTGGGCTAGGGCTTGTCGCAAACCATCAGATCTTGGCTTTGATGATGGCCGCTTTGTGTTGCCAGATCTAAGTGAGGTAGATCATTTGATCGAGACGCATACGGTGCCTGAAGGGATGCTGTTCGCCATTCCAGCGACAGATCTACGGGAGCAACGCGCCGAAAAAAAGCGCACCGTTGCCGAGCGATGCGAGCAAGTGGCCAGCATGGTTGCCAATACTGGACAACCGGCGCTGGTGTGGTGCCACCTCAACGAAGAGGGCGACCTGCTGCAGCAACTGATACCCGACGCTGTTCAGGTTTCAGGCAAAGATAAAGATGAAGTCAAAGAGCGACGGCTAATTGACTTTGCCGAGGGCCAATCAAGGGTATTGATAACAAAACCCAAGATTGGCGCGTGGGGTCTCAACTTTCAAATCTGCAACCACGTCACCTACTTTCCATCGCACAGTTTTGAGCAGTATTACCAATCCGTTAGGCGTTGCTGGCGGTTTGGGCAAAAGCGCCCTGTAACTGTTGACATCATCTTAACCGAAGGTGAGCGGCGCATTATGGAAAACCTGCACCGCAAACGGCAGCAGGCTGAGCAAATGTTTAGCAACCTCGTTGCTGAAATGAATCACTCGCTGGACATCCAGCGCAAAGAGTACAACACCACCCCTATTGAGATTCCATCATGGCTGTGATCACTGACCGCTACGCAATTTACAACGGCGACTGCATTGAGGTGATGCAAGATTTGCCGTCAGAGTCCATTCACTTTTCCATATATTCACCGCCGTTTGCTGGCTTGTATGTTTATAGCTCAAACGAGCGTGACATTAGCAACTGCAAAGACTACGACCAGTTCATGGTTCATTACGGCTATGTAGTTAAGGAGTTGCACCGCTTGACTTTGCCAGGCCGCCTGACCGCCGTGCATTGCACAGACATTCCAACTGGCAACAGCGGACAAGATGCGTTACTGGACCTGCCCGGCAAGATCATTGAGCTGCATCAGCAACATGGCTGGCATTATGTGGCACGACACACAATTTGGAAGGAGCCGCTATGGGTGCGCAACCGAACTATGGTCAAAAACTTAGCGCATAAAACCATTGTTGATGATGCGGCCTATGCCGGTGTTGCGAGTGCTGATTATCTGCTAATTTTCCGCCGCAGCGGCGCCAATCCGATTCCCATTGCTAATCCAACCGGCTTGGATCATTACGCGGGAGAGTGCCCAATCCCGCAAGACCTGCACAAGTATCGCAACTGGAAAGGCAAGCAAACCGAAAATCGGTTTAGCCATTGGATTTGGCGGCGGTATGCGTCTTCAATTTGGGATGACATCAACATGGGGCGGGTGCTGCCGTTCAGGGATTGCAAAGACCCGGACGACGAAAAGCACGTGCATCCTTTGCAGCTTGACGTAATTGACCGTGCTGTGTGTTTGCGATCCAATCCTGGCGAAACGGTGCTTACTCCATTTATGGGCGTTGGCAGTGAGGTTTATGGCGCTGTGGCTTTAGGACGCCGTGGCATTGGAATTGAACTTAAAGAGTCCTACCACAAGCAAGCCATCAAGAATATGGAGATTGCCGTAGAGCAGACACGAGAGCCTGACCAGTCAACTTTGATAGACCTTGATGAGTTTTGAATCATGCAATTAAGACCCTACCAAACCCAACTGATCACCGACATCCGCCTGCAGTACCAGCTAGGTCATCGGCGTGTCTTAGCGGTGCTGCCTACCGGCGGCGGCAAGACCGTGGCATTCACCCACATAGCCCAGCAGGCTGCCAAGAAAGGCAACCGCGTCTGCATCCTTGTCCACCGCCAAGAGCTACTCGACCAAGCCAGTCGTGCTATGCCGATGCCGCACGGTTGCATCCGCGCCAACCGCAGCATGGACCTAAGCCATGCGGTGCAGATAGCCAGTGTGCAGACGCTTGCCCGCAGACTGCACCTGATACCGCCGGACTTCTTTCAGTTGCTGATCGTGGACGAGGCGCACCACACCAATGCCGGCACATGGCGGAAGGTACTTGAGCACTGCGCATCTGCACACCTGCTAGGCGTTACAGCAACGCCATGCCGTACCGATGGCCGTGGCCTTGGCGAGTGGTATCAGACCATGGTGCAGGGACCATCAGCGCAGTGGCTAACGGATAACGGCTTCCTAGCAACCTCACGAGTCTTGGCGCCGCCTGGATTCAATAGCACCGGCCTGCGCAAAAAAATGGGCGACTACGACACCAAGGAGGCGGAGCAGCGTGTCGGCACCATCATGGGCGACATCGTTGGCCACTACCGCCGGCACCTCGATGGCCGGACCGCGATTGCTTTTTGTTGCTCAGTTGCCCATTCAGAGGCAGTTGCTGCACTATTTACATCCAATGGCATCGCCGCAGCCAGCATTGATGGCACCATGTCAGGCGAGCAACGGCGTGACCTGCTAGCAGCGCTTGGTACCGGCAGGCTGAAGGTACTGACCAGTTGCGCGCTCATTGGCGAAGGCGTGGACGTGCCAAGCGTCGGCGGCTGCATCCTGTTGCGACCTACGGCTAGCGAGAGCCTGCATCTGCAGATGATTGGCCGTTGCCTCAGGCCATCCGGCAGCAAGGTGGCTGTGGTGCTGGATCATGTCGGCAACACGCTGCGGCTTGGCCATCACCTGGAGCAGCGCGATTGGACGCTAGCCGGCATCAAGAAGCGTGACCGCGAGGCAGCACCATCGGTCAAGGTATGCCCGCAGTGCTTTGCCACCAGCGCCAGCGCTGCGCAGGTATGCAGCGAGTGCGGGCATGTGTTTGCACCGCAGGAGACCAGGGAGCTGAAGCAGGTTGATGGTGAGCTGCAGGAGATAGCGGCACGCACCAAACGCCGCGAGCAATCCAGTGCCCGCGACCTTGAATCCCTCCGCGAGCTAGCGCAGCAACGCGGCTACAAGCGCGGCTGGGCTGAGAGGGTGTACCAGGCTAGGCTGGCGAAACGACACGGCATTTAGGTGAGCGAGCAGCGGATACAGCAAGAGATCCGCATCGCCTGCAGCACTGGCGACACGCGACTGTTCCGCAATAACACCGGCACGCTCAAGGACCAGAATGGCAGACCTGTCACCTTCGGACTCGCCAAGGGCAGCGCAGACCTGATCGGCTACCGGAGCATCACCATCACGCCGGAGATGGTCGGCACCACGGTGGCGGTGTTCCTGTCCATTGAGGTCAAGACCCCAACCGGCAGGCTCAGGCCAGAGCAGCAGCAATGGCTTGATGCAGTCCAGGCTGCTGGTGGTATCGCTGGCGTGGCACGGTCGGTCGAGGATGCAATACGGTTGACAGAGGCGGCATAAGGTGTAGGATGACGGCACGCAGGCAACCGGCCTGCACCGCATTCCACCCGTGACCACAACACTCGCCTTACTGCTGGCACTGCTCCTACTGCCAGTCCTGATCCTGCTCTGGGCAACCGAGAGCACTGAGCAACGCGCACGCCGCTTACGCCGTAGCTACGGCTGGAGCCAGCAGCGCATTGCAAGCCACCTAGGCGTTACCCGCTATCGGGTACGGCTTGCGCTGGCGTAAAACTTACCCACATCATTCTATGGACGACTCTGACATCTATTGGACCTTTGTGACCGCCAGCAAGTATGCCGGCAGTTTCTACAAGGCATTGGCCCATGCTGGTCTTGCTGCTGACACCGGCAACAAACAACGACTGCTGACGGCATTTCCTGAGTTTGCCGCTACTTACGGCCCTGCCAGCCGCTTGCATCGCACCATGCGCGAAGGGGTAGCAGCATGACCACTAACGCTGAATACCATGCCGACCCAGCCATTAGCGCTAGTCACCTAAAGGAGGTAATGCGCAGCCCATATCATTACTGGGCGCGGTTTCTTGATCCGCATCGTTTACCGGTTGAACCAACTGCTGCCATGCGGTTTGGCACGTTGGTGCATTGCGCTGTGCTGGAGCCTAGCGAGCTAGAAGCCCGCTACGGCGTCTGCGGCCCACGCAACACCAAAGCAGGCAAGGAACAAGCCGAACAGATGGCTGCTGCTGGCATCGAAGCGGTCACAGCTAGTGACATGCTGACGGCCAACTGTATGGCTGATGCCGTACGCCGTCATCCTGCTGCATCCGCATTGCTGGCCCATGGCAAGGCTGAGCAGTCCTTCTGGTGGGATGACTTGCCAACTGGTCTGCGGTGTAAATGCCGCCCTGACTGGTACAGCGGCACCACCATTGTGGACCTCAAGACCTGCCAAGATGCCAGCCCTGCTGCTTTTGCCCGCAGTGTGGCCACATTTTCGTACCACGTCCAAGCGGCGCATTACCTAACAGGCCTGCACGGCGCTGGGCGTTTTGTGTTCATTGCAGTTGAAAAGACTGCACCGTACGCCGTTGCGGTGTACGAGCTGGACCATGCCGCTATGGCACTAGGGCGGACCATGCTCGATAATGCACTGGAGGTGATTGCCACCTGCAAGGCTGCTGACTCGTGGCCCGGCTACGGCGACACCTCAGTCCAAACGCTCAGCTTGCCCGGCTGGGCACTTAATGCCACCCAACCATCACCCATCGAGTTCTGATGTCAGCTATTACTCTCTGGACTCCAGAGCAAACGCAACTAATCAGTAGCACCATTGCGCCAGGTTGCAGCAATGATGAGCTGCGGCTGTTTGCCTACGCCTGCCAGCGCACTGGGCTTGACCCATTCAGCAAGCAGATTTACGCCATCAAGCGTGGCGGCAAGATGACCATTCAGGCCGGCATCGACGGCTTGCGTGCTATTGCGGAACGCACCGGACAACTGGACGGCAGCGAGACCTATTGGTGCGGTGAAGAAGGCGACTGGAAAGACGTATGGCTCTCCAGCAAGCCACCTGCAGCAGCCAAGACCGTTGTGCATCGCAAAGGCGCCACGCATCCATTTGTTGGTGTTGCCCGGTTTGCGGATTACAACGCCGGCCAAGGGCTGTGGTCCAAGATGCCTGCGGCGATGATTGCCAAGTGCAGCGAGGCTCTCAGCTTGCGCAAGGCATTCCCGGCTGACATGTCCGGCGTGTACAGCACCGACGAAATGGAACAAGCCGAGACCGTTACCGTCAAGGTAGACAGCAGTAAGACATTCACGGCTGGTAAGGCTGCCATTGCGAAAGCCAAGAGCCTGCATGACCTTGAAGACCTGCAACCGCGTATGGCGAAACGGCTAGAGGCTGGTGAGATTAGCCAAGAGCAACACGACCAACTTTTGCAACTGATGCTGGAAAAAGAGAATGAGTTATCTGACAACTGAACAGTTAGCTGAACGTTGGGGCCTTAAGCCGTCCAGCATTAAGTCTCAACGATTACGCGGTCAAGGGCCTAGCTATTACACGGTCCCTCGTCTAGCATTACCACTTGGCGAGCCTCGTGTCAGATATAACCTGGCTGACGTGCTCGCCTTTGAAGCAACCCATTCCATTACACCAGTCAACCCATGAGTTTGTATGCTTCCGGCATCGTGCGCATTATTAGCGTGCCGCAGATTCGTTTTTTTGATTCCGGTACTTGTGTTTGCAACTTTGGTGCAGGCATTCAAGAAGGTAAGGACAAAGACGGCAACTACATCAACAATGCCATTGATGTAGAAGTCTGGGGTAAAGGCGGTCAAATGATTGCTGACAACTGCAAAAAAGGTGACAGCATCATGGTTATTGGTGGCATCCGCCGTCAGGACTGGCAAGACAAGGAAACCGGTGCTAAACGCTCCAAACATGTGCTTAATGTCACTCGGTTTGAGTACCTGCCGCGTACTGCTGCTGCTGCGGAGGCTGCATTCTGATGACTGACCAACCCATCACTCCACCGCCGGAGCTTCTAGCAAGGTGGGAAGAAGATTGGCATCACGCCAAGGTCAAGCATGTTCAGCTTGAGGATCACATGGCCACCCAAGCCGCTCGCTGGGGTGCTGACCCTGACTGACCTCTCCCCCGCCGCGCAAGCGGTGCTGGATGCGTTCCTCTGCTCGCTAGGCGAAGAGCCAATGCTTGGGTGGGATTACGGGCGCGATCTCGCCGCCGCTCTTCGCGCTGCTGCGCATCAGGTGGTGCCAGTGCCTATTAAAGCTAAGACACCTGAAGAACACTGGGCACTCCTAGGTGTCAAGAACAAGCTGCTTGCCATCGCTGATGAGCTGGAGAATGTCAATGCTTAACGACATGACCCGTTGCCATGGCATCGACTGCCACCAGAAGCACCAATGTGCTAGGCACACAGCACCTGTGCCTGACAACACGTTGCTGTCATGGGCGTCAAACTTGAACCCTAAGCGGGCGCATCTTTGCGCCCATTTTATGATGTTAAGTAGTGCAGCCACCCTAAAAGATGCCTGCTGTTCAAACACCATGTCCCAAATGTGATAGCCATTGCACTTATGTCGTCTTAACACGCATTGACCGTGATGGTATCATCATCCGCCGCCGTAAATGCAACAGTTGCGGCCATCGGTGGTATACCAGCCAGCAACCTGAAACCTTAATCACCAAGTACCAAGCCAGTGATTTTATCTGACACCGAAATCCATGACTTGATCCAATCAGGCATGGTGCGGCATTGCCAGCCAGAACAAATCAATCCAGCCAGCCTTGACCTGCGGTTAGGCAATCTCATCATGCTGGAATCAGTCCAAGGGCATCAGATGATTCCGCTGGACATCAGTGGCTATACGGTTGACCATCCGTATGAGCTAGTGCCAGGGCAGTTCATCCTTGCGCAGACAGTTGAGGTATTCAACATGCCTGAAGACATTGCAGGTCTGTTCTTCCTGAAGTCAAGCCGTGCGCGTGAGGGCTATGAGAATCTCCATGCCGGATACGCCGACCCAGGATGGCACGGTAGCGCCTTGACGCTTGAGCTAAAGAATGCACGGCAGCTTCAACCGCTGCCGATTTATCCAGGGCTCAAGATTGGTCAGATGGTGTTTTTCCGCATGAGTGCTAAGCCAGCGCTTAGCTACGCGCAGGTGGGCCACTACAACAATGACAAGCTAGTCGCTGCCTCTAAGCAGTTCCTCAGCCGCAGCCAGGTGCCACGGCTGCACGCTGCATGAACGCATGGACTCACCTATCAGCCACTTAATCTGCGACCGTTGTCTGGCTTCTTGTTCAGCTAGCAGCAGTGCAAACTCCAACAGTGCGTTCCAATCTTTTGCTGCATGTAACTGGCGCAACATTTTAGCATTGGCAGCACCGTGGAATTGTGCTTCCATTGTATGAACCAGCGGATTCATCATGGTTGACAGCGTAAAAGACTACTTGAATAGTATTGCCAAATATCCACTGCTGACACCGCAACAAGAGATACAACTTGGCAGACGTGTTGCCAAATGGCAAGAGCTGAAACAAGCTGGGCGACCTTTAACCAGTGATGAAAAACGCGAATTTCGTAGCGGCGAACGCGCTCGGCAGCGGTTTATTCAGTCCAACTTGCAGCTTGTGGTGCATGTAGCCCGTAAATATCAAAAGCGCACGGTATCGCTTGAACTAATGGACCTAATTCAAGAAGGCAACATCGGACTTACTAGAGCCGTAGAGCTATTTGACCCATCACGCGGCTACAAGTTTTCAACTTATGCCTACTGGTGGATTCGCCAAAGCATCACCCGGTCACTGCTGCAGCATGATGCAATGATTCGTTTGCCGATTGGTTTGCATGAGATGTTATATCGCATCAACCGGACAGCGCAAAATCTAAGCCATGATTTAGGTCGTCAGCCAAGCATTGTTGAAATTGCAAACGCCTGTGATATTGAACCAGGGAAAGTATCGCAGATATTAAAGCAGGCATACCGTGTTACAAGCCTAGACCAAAAGATACATGATATGGAAAACGGGTCAATTTTTGATGTAGTCGCAGACCCGTCTAGTTTGCAGCAAGACTATGAAGCAAGTCAAGAAATCATTCAGATGCAAGAATACATGGACAAATACATTGACGGCCAAGCGCAACAGATATTAAAGGCCAGAAGCCTTGATAAACCTATCCCTTGGGCTGAAATGGAACAACGCATGGGCATCAAACGCAATAGGTTGCAGAACATGGAGCAACGCGCCCTAAACCGGCTGCGTATGCTGATGAGCAACCCGCTGAAGGATACCCCACTTGGAACCAACGATATACAAAATAAATGACATGTATCGCGTCTGCCTAAATGGCATGTGCATGGAACACAGGCAAGCATGGCAAGCACTTATTTTTTATCATCAAATGTTAAATCAGTCAACCAGCCCTGAATCTTTAGAACGCGCTCTTCAGACCAATACTCTTGACGAGTAAACCATTCCTGCCAATCCTCGCTGCCTTTTTTACGGTTGCAAACGCGGCACGCTGGTACAAGATTGCAAGCAACTGTAGCGCCACCTTTATGTCGTGGCTTGACGTGGTCTAACGTATCAGCCGGCGCACCGCAATATGCGCAGGTGTGGCCCCATGCTTCAAATATCTGTTTTCTGAATAAATGCTTGGCATTGCGTTTCGGGATAAGATTGGAGCCATCAATCAAATGATCCACGCAGTTCCGGAATAGGTAATACCTGAACCGTGAGGCCCAGTACATGGTCGTTGGACGGCGCTAACTCAGTAAGTCGCGCAACGAAATCATCTGATACCTCTTCCGAGTCTTCACCTTCAGATTCCACAACGATGGTGTATTCAATCTCTAGGACATACTGCCTCATACGGTTGGCCTGCAGGAGATGTCAACACCGCCTCGTCTGCGTGGTTGAAGCGTCAACCACAACCCGCCAAGGCTTTTAGGCATCACGATGCGTTCAATCGCCCAGCCGCCAGTGCCGCCAAACTCCTGCTTGTACGTGCCGGTTTGTAGATGCCAGCGTTGTTCAATCCATGCTTTGCCAATTTCATTGATGCGATAGCACGGATGTGCCACCATGCTACGTTCATGGTTGTGACCGTTTAGCACGATGTCTGCATCAGGTGCAATCTGCGAATAGCGACCGCCGCCCATGGTGCCTTTGGTGACGATGCCGCCCCATGCGCCGTGGTGAAAGAACAACATGCACCGCCTAACGCCGCCACCGGCAGCGCATTCAAACACAAAGCGCACAAAGCCTTGATAGCCCATGTGCTCAGTTACTGCGCCATCGTTGCGCATCAACCGGACCACGTTTTCTAGCGGGTCAATTTCTTGATTGTTGAGTACAGCAGTTTCATGGTTGCCGTCGCCCATCAGCAAGATCATGTCGCCGTATGGTTTCAGTAAGTCGGCTGATTCACGAAATACCAAGTCAAAATAGTTTCCACCAAGGTGCTCAGGGCGGATGTCACCTTTACTGCCACGCCTATCTTTTTTGCCTTGCATCAGGCACATTACATCACCAAAGAACAATGCCTTGCCATCAATGGCGCGGCATTCGTCAAGGTGCCGTATCAGTAATTTGCGGTCACATTTGGGATTATCCAAATGGATGTCGGATGCCAGCAGGAAAGTTGCGGAATCCCTAAAGCTGTTATATGGTATGCGAACTTCCAATAGCTCTGGCGTCAGCCGTGTTGCTGTTATCGCCATGCCGTTGGTAGCGGCTTACACAACAGTCTAATAGGGCCAAGTGAGACGCGGTTTGCCAGCACGCATTCCTGTGTGGATGAACCCCTTGGGAGCACCTAGACCAGTGCTGTAGGGCCAGTGCTTAACACACCAGTCTTGCAGCTTGTAGATGTCAACGCCTTCGATGTACCAGTCCACAGCTCCCACGTTTGGCACGTTGAATAGGTGCTCGCTGCTGCTAGCGCCGCCAACAGAGCGGTTGATGGCTGCTGGCCTGTAGCCAGATGTGATAATGACCGGCTTGCCGCCAAATGCTGCGCGTGCTCGCTCAAGGAACGCCGCCAGTTCGGCAGCGGTGTCCACTTGGTGCTGGTGGTCAAAACGCCGAGCCTCTTGACCTAGTGCAAACTCACCGAGCTGGATGTGTGGCGTGATGCGTGCGCTGAATGGGCTATTGGGCGATAGCTTGGCTGGTCCCTGCTGCTGGTTTGGCAGACCCCACAGGCGGCCTTCTGCTTGCCGGCGACGCAGCAAACCTGCCTCAACGTTAGTGCCAGGGTTGCAATACAGCAGCAGTGCCTCAGGCATCTGCGACCACTCCTTAGCCTTTAGCCGTTTGCTGATGGTCTCAAAGCCAGCGGCGCCATAGAACCCACTGCCGAGGTTGTACGCGAAGCTAATCAAAGCGCATTGCTTGTCTACCGACATGGCATTCCAGTACGGCACCGTGCTGCGGAGTTTGTCGGCAATCCGCTCAATCTCCATGTCGAGAAGACGGTTGGCATCGACAATGGTGATTTTGTCACCGCGTTGCACCTTGCGACCATCGCTGTATCTGGTGGTGCCATAGCCGATGGTCCACGGGTCACCACCGCTTAACGGGTCGGGGTAAGCCGACAGGTGGCAACCTTCAAACTCGCGGATAAGTTTTGATGCCGCGTCATAACTGTGCAGCTTGCCGCCTGCCTGCCATGTCTTGTACCACGGCTGGTCCTTATTAAATAACTCTGGCGCAACCTTTAACAGCTCTGCTTCAAGCTCAGATACAGCCGCCATTTGATGTGGCGTGCCGTGCTTGTAGTACCGGAACAGGTCGTTCAGTCTGACCATGGTGATTTAATTTCCATTGCACCGCCCAGCAAGCGGCTGTCTCCAGTTTGAATGGTATCGTCTACCGGATGATGCGTAATCACTGGCTCAGGCTCAGCAGGCTGCGCCGCGTGCCAATCAGCTTCGGCTTGGTCCAGCTTTGCTGGCAAGGTCAGTTCAAACCACCAACGCCGCCAGCCAAGCTCTAGCGCTTTTTTACTTTCAGCAGATTGAGAATCTGAAAGACCAGTTGGATGATGCCGTTGCTTTTGAGCGGCGACATGGCAATCAGCTCGCTAGCGGCAGCAACAATAATCCAAAAAGCAGGATGGCTCAAAAAGTCCACGGTCAATAGTGTGAGGGACGTGCCTCCAGCGTAGCTACCCTTTGCTCCACGCCATTAAGACGAGTAAAAGTTTCCTTGCGGTCTTCCTTGATGTCAGTATGCAGCACCTCAAGCTGTGTGGCGATGTGCTCTACGGCTGCGGTCAGCCTGATGACAGCATCGCGGGCCTCATCGTTACGCTTGCTAAAACCCATCGCGCCCATGGCGGCCACGGAGATCGACGCTCCAGCAATAGCAGCGATGACCTCTACCATGTATCCAGTTTAGCCTTTGCCTTGACCGCGTAGTAGCTTG